TCCTCGCGTAGCCGGGTGAATCCTGCGGGATTCCGTAGAGCGGGTAAATCTTGTCGAGGCAGCGTTCGAGGGTTTCGGAATCGACGCCGATTTCCGCAAGCCTCTCGCAGCGGCTCTTCATTTCGAGCGCCGCGACCGCCTGTCGCTCGATGCTCTTCACAGCCTCGAACGCGAGCGTGTCAGCGCTCTTGGTGTGTGTCACGCGGAATCCGTCGGCCCTCGCCTCCTTCGTCGCCGCAAGGAGCGTGTTCTGGCAGACCACGCGCACGGTCGTGAAGCCCATAACCATGCGGCCCGTCCCGTTGGACGGGTTGGCGAAGAACAGGCGGAGGTTGTTTTCGCTGGTGTCGCCCTTCATTGAGAAGGTGTCGCCGAACTTGGCGGCGATGAGCCCCACGCCTCCGCCGTGAATCGTCCCGGCCATCTCCAGCTCCATCTGCGGAACCTGCGGCATGACCTTGTTCACAATGTAGTCGTAGACATCGAGGTGCTGAATCGGGACGAACTGCTCGCCGATGCCGTTGGACGGGATGAACGAGTTGTCCGAGTCCTTGACGAGGTGGTAGTTCTTCGGAATCGGCCTCCCGTTGCGGTCGTAGCTCTGCCGCTTCTCTATGCGGAAGTTGAGAGCCTGCCTCGCGAACTCGGGGTCGAGCGTAGTCCTCGCAACGCCGTCCGTGTTGAACGGGTTGTGCCCGCCATTCGCCGTCGAATAGCAGATGTCGTTTGCCTGTATGCCTAGCATGTCGTGTTCTCCTTTTCTTTGCCTTTTCGTTTGTTGGTCGGTGTGGGGGCTGGTGTCCCCATACCGCCGCATATCTTAGCAAAAAGAACACGGCCCCGCAAGGGGGCTTCTTGAGAATTCTCAATAATTTTTTACCCCTCCAGGAGCGGAGGGGTCGTTGGCCCGATAATGGCCGTAAATGCGGGGGTTCTGCGGATTATGAATCAGCCGGAAACGATCTCGCCGAGCGATATTCCGTCGGCGTTCCTCCACTCCTTCGGGCCGTTCGAGGCGCGTCCCATCACGATGCTCGCGGCGGCGGACGAGGACGAGAATACATAGTCCTTCGTGAACGCCCCGTCGGCAATCGTCCCGTCGGCCTCAAGGGCCTCGCGCAAGCGAACAGCCGAACGGCAGCTAGACAGGAAGCTCGGCACGGGGTCGCACACGGGCGTTCCGGCGAACACGAGGAATCCCTCGTCAACCCTCCGGCCCCTCGCGGTCATGCCGCGCCCCTTGAGCAGGAATTCCCCGTTCGCGGAATCCGGGCTCGCCCTGCGCCTTTCCGTCTGAGGCGTCGGCCTATCCGGCACGGCGACGGCGCAGCCGACGACTCGCTCGCGCAGCATTGTCCGCATTTCGTCCGGCGTGACATCGACGCCGCGCTCCTTCATAAGTCCGACGAGGCACTTCACGGGTTTGTCGCAAAGAATAAGCTCGCCGATGAATTCCGGCTTGAACATCGCGGCTCGCCTCTCGTACGCCGACATCTTGTCGCGCATCCCCTCGCGAGAGATTGCGTTGAACACGGCCAGCACCTCGTCGGTCGTCCCGTCGCCGACCTCAATGTCGAACAGGGGGACGAGGGCGACGCCACCGCCGCGCCTCTGACGCTTGAATCCTCGCCACCGCATACCATTCGTCAGTATGGCCCAATTCACGCCGCCGCGCACGGCGTAGCCGTATAGCTGGTTCTCGTACTTCTTGGAATCGAGGCTCTTGGTTATGGCCTTGACCTCGACGAGGATGTCCGGCTTCGGGTTGCGCCGCCCGTCGCCCCACAGGGCGTAGTCGCACTTGTCGTCGGCGTCCATAGCCGCCACGCGGAACTCGCGCTCCATTCCGCCGCCGCGACCTATGCCGTAGCCGAGCGAGGACAGGAACTCCTGTATGATTGCGCTCGTGTTCGATTCCGGGTCTTTCGACCCGCGCTGGATTTCCCGCTGCTCGACCGCGATTTTCTCCGCGAAAGCCGATACAGCCCGCCCAAGCTCCTTCTTAGTCATTGCCGTGTTCTCCGTCGTGTCGGGACATATTATACCATAATCCTGTCAAAGCGGGCAAGAACGGAAGAAAGTGCGCCGGAGAGAAAGAATCTTCAAGATTCGCCCTTGCTTTGTCCCCACACCTTTGCTATAATATCCCGCGCTGGCCCTCAATGGGTCGGGCGGTTCAAATACAGAAAAGGGAAAGGAGACACGACAAAATGCCAGGGCAGAGAAAACGAGGCAAAAGACGGGTCGATTTCTTCCTCGACAAGGAGGAGCGGCGCGTTTTCGAGGAGTTGAAGAACCTAAGTTCGGCCAATTCGATGGCCGAGGTTCTTCGGTACATGCTTGAGAAGGCGGCGAAGGCGAACGGGATTGTTCCGCCTCGCAGACTACCGGACGGCGGCGACGCTGCGGACTGGTCATTCGCAAAATCTGGCGACAAACCAGAAACCAAAAGCAAAAAGGAAAAAAGGAAAACAAAATGACAAAACATCACGACGCTCCGGCTTCGCTCAAGCGAACCCGAATCACCGTTGACGAGGACATCGCAGACCTGATAAAGGCCCTGCGAGCAAAGGGAATCGACGCGAACGAAGCCCTCCGCAAGGGGCTTCGCCGCGCCGCCAAGGACATCGCCGGGACGGCTCGGGCGATTGGACGCGAAAGCGCGAAGCGCAAACGCGCCATTTTTTTTGGCGGTAGGTGTGGGGACAATCGTGGGAGAAGGAACGCCCGCGCCTAGCATCATTTGACGGAAAACCAAAAGGAGAACACGCACATGACACCTAAGGAAAGACAGGAATGGCTCGCCGAGCGCCGCAAGGGCATCGGCGGCTCCGATGTTGCCGCCATTCTGGGCATGAGCCCCTGGGCGACGCCTCTCACGGTATGGCTCGACAAGACGGGCCGCGCACCCGACAAGCCGGAAACGGAGGCCATGAGGATAGGCACGGAGCTTGAGGATTTCGTGGCCCGACGCTACGCGCAGGAAACGGGGCGCGTCGTCCAGCGCTTCAACAAGATGCTCCACAAGGGGTGCTTCCTCGGCAACCTCGACAGGCTTGTGGTTCCCGAAGGCCAGAAGGTGGCCTCACACATGGGCGAGATTCGAACGGACACGCTTCTCGAATGCAAGACGACGAGCGTGGACTGGACGGACGGCGTTCCGCTCTACTACGTCACGCAGGTTCAGCACTACATGGGCCTCGACGAACGCCTCAAGCACGCGGATGTCGCCGCCCTGTTCCTCACGCACAAGCGCTTCGAGACATACCGCGTGGAGCGCGACGACGAGGTGATTAAGGCGATGCAGACGCGCCTCGCCGCGTGGTGGGACGAATATGTGGTCGGCGGGAAGATGCCGCCCCCGTCGTGCGAGGAGGACAACAAGATAATCTACGCGATTTCGAGCCCCGGCAAGAAGATCGTCGCGAACGACGACATAAAGCGCAAGCTCGAGCAGTTCAAGGAGGCCAAGGCGGCGGAGAAGGCCGCCAAGGAGCAGGGGGAGAAGCTAAAGACCGAGATATGCGCGTTCATGAAGGACGCCGAGGCCCTAATGGACGACGAGGACAACATCCTCGCCACATGGAAGAACAACCGCGACAAGTGCAAGACGGATTGGGAGGGCCTCGCGCTCGCCCTCAACGCCTCGACGGAGCAGGTTGCGGCCTACACGATAACAAGTCCAGGCGACAGGCCGTTCAAGCCAAAGGCGACCAAGGCGGCATAGGGGATTTGGCGTAAGCCAAAAACAGGAAAAAAACAAACAAGGAGAACACGAAAATGAGCAACGAGGTATCGACAGGACGGCAGCCACCGCACGGCGGCGGCCTGATTGGCGGCTCGATAATGAGCAACAGCGCGGCGGTCGCCGTCGCGCAGACAAGGGAACTCGCCGAAAGCGTCGCGGCCATACAGATGGCCAAGATGTTCCCCCGCGACCTCATACAGGTTCGCGAGGACGTAAAGCGCGAGTGCATGAGGCAGGAGCTTGCGCAGAGGGCGGTCTACGCCTATTCGCGCAAGGGTGCGACCGAGCCCATAACAGGCCCGTCCATCCGGCTCGCGGAGGTGCTTGTGCGGTGCATGGGCAACTTCGACGCGGGGTGGCGCGAGCTTGAGCAGGGCGAGGACTTCGTGAAGTGCGAGGCCTACGCATGGGACAAGGAGAAGAACAGCCGCAACACCGTGACTTTCACGGTCAGCAAAATCCGCCACACGCGGGGCGGCGACTATCTGCTCACGGACCCCCGCGATGTCTACGAGAAGTGTGCGAACGAGGCGGCCCGCCGCAAGCGGGCGTGCATCCTCGCCGGAGTCCCTGGCGACATCGTGGACATGGCGGTGGAGCAGTGCAACTCCACGCTCAAGGCCACGGCCGACACATCGGCGGAGGGCATAAAGAAGCTTCTCGACGCCTTCAAGCAGTTCAATGTCGGCAAGGCGGACATCGAGCGCCGCATCCAGCGCAAGATAGAGGCCATCCTTCCGGCGCAGGTCGTCGACCTCCGCAACGTCTACAACTCGCTTAAGGACGGGATGGGGACGAAGGAGGACTACTTCAAGGGCGAGACGATAGACGGCGAGGTCGTCCAGCCGCAAGCGCAGCCCCAGGCCGGAAACGACAAGCTCCGCGCCGCCCTCGGCGTGAACGCGGGAGGCGATAGGCAGCCGGAGCCAGTTCCGGCGAAGGAGGCCCCTGCGGCGGCGGTCGTCGCGGAACGGCTGCCCCTCTAAACCATGCGACGGGGCCGGGGCGGACGGAGGACGCGACGCTTCCGTTCCGCCCCGCTCCAGCGCGAAAAGGAGAACACGACATGGATTTGCAGCTTAGAATCACGACAGACATCGAATCGCTCCCTGCCGCGATAGAATTCAACTACCCGGAGTTGAAGGCGGCGATGGAGTCGTACCTTGAGAAGTTCAAGGGGCTCGTCGTCACCGAGGACGCGATAAAGAGGGCAAAGGACGACCGAGCCGAGATAAACAAGGTCGTCGCCGCCATTTCGAGGGCGCGAATCGACACCAAGGCGCGGTGGCTCGCCCCGATGGAATCATTCGAGGCCAAGGCCAAGGAACTTGAGGAGCTTGGCAAGAGCACGGCGAAGGGCATCGACTCGCAGCTCGCCGAGTTCGAGAAGAGGCGCGTGGACGAGAAGCGAAAGACCCTGACGGCGCAGTTCGCCAACCGCCTCGCGGAGGCGTTCGGCGACGACATGGAGGCACCGGAGCGCAAGACCTCGCATTGGCGGGAATTCTTCGCCGCGCAGACAGACCCCAAGACCGCCGGAAACTGGCTCAACAAGAGCGTCAGCGAAACAAAGGCGGCCATGCAGATGAACGCCGAGATTCAGCGCTGCAAGGCCGCGCTCGCCTCCCTTGCGGAGATATACGCGGACGAGGACGCGGAGGTGCGCACGGCCGCGAAATTCGCCCTGTGCCGCCGATTCGACATGGCGGATGCGGCGGCGGAGGTCAAGAGGTTCAAGGAGCAGAGGGCCGCCGCCGAACGCATGAAGGCCGAGGAGGAGCGCAAGCGCCGCGAGGCCGAGGAAGCGAGGGCGGAGGAGGAGCGCAAGAGGGCGGAGGCGATGGAACGAGCCAAGGCCGACCTCGCCGCGAAGCGCCGCGACGGCGCGGTGCAGCAACCCGCGCCCGTGGAGGCGGAGGAACAGGCGGCGCAGACCGCTGGGGCCGCCGCGCCCGCCACAGCACCCGAACAGGCCGCCCCGCAGAAGCAAAGGGAGAAATCCTACTGGTTCTTCATCAAGGTGCAGGGGACGTTCTCGGCCCTCACGAAGATTCGCGAGGCGATGGCGGCGAACGGCGTCACATACGAGGTCGTGGAGCACAAGGAGATTCCCGAGGAGGGCGTCGCCGGGTGAAGTTTACGGAATCGGCCAATATGACGGCGGCGGTCGCAAGGCCGCCCCGCCGTTCAACGAAGGATTGCCCCAAATGATAAAACCGGAGATGCTGTGGAACTTCCTCAAGACCTGCGAGGACACGGCCAAGGTAGGCAGGGTTTGCCGGATGCTCGGTCGGCAGAAGGTGCCGGACGCGACAGAGGACGAGAATCTGATGGCCCAGATGATAGGCAACGCTTCAAGCTGGATGGACGAAAAGGAGGAGCACAGGAGGAAGCTCGACAGGGAGCGCAAGCGCAGAAGCCGCGCAAATGTCACGCGGAATCCGCCGGACAACAAGGAAACGGACGGACAAGAGAGCGCGAAGGAGCCTTCCCCCCTTCACCCCCCTATTACGCACTCACTCTCTTATAAACAAAATAATAATATTATTAACAATAACGCGCGCGTCGCGCGTGCGCGCGTTGAGGCCGATGTCACGCGGATTCCGGTGGAATCCACGGAATCCACGGAATCCGGCGGAAACAACGGAATCCAGCGGACACAGGACGGTGTGGCGGCAAATCCGCCCGCCGACGGAAACCACCCGACGCTCGACCTAGTTCTGAAGGTGGCCGCAGATGGCGTCCACAGGGCCGGAGGCGAGGTCATACCGGAGGAATTCGCCCGCGAATGGTACGCCATCATGCAAACGAGCCAATGGCGCGACACGCGCGGGCAGAAGATAGTCGCCAACGGATGGCGGGCCAAGCTCGCGTTCGCTTGGCGCGACGAGAAGCGCCGCCGCGAGAGGGATGCGGAGGAAAAGCGCAAAAAGGAAACGATAGGAGTCAAGATTGATGACGAAAATTACCAAATCCGCCTTTGAAGGCATACTTAGGTCGCTCGCCCAGCCCTCATGCGAGGAGCGAGAGGCCGAAATCCGCCCCGAAATGCTCAAGGCCAAGGCCGAGAACATGGTGCGCAGGGGCTATCGGTTCAATTCCGCGTCCCTTGAGGCCCTACGCCTCTACATGGCCGGGTACGGACTGTTCATCCACGGCTCCGTCGGGACGGGCAAGACCATGTTCTTCCGAACGCTGCGCACCTTCGACGGCGGCGAGGTCGCCGTTTTCTCGATGCACGACATCCTCGGGCGCTCCGAAAGCGACATCCGCGAGATGATGGACGACCTCGCAAACAGGGAGGTGCTGCTTGACGACATCGGCGCGGAGCCTGTTTTCAACAACTACGGAGTGAAATTCGACATATTGGCCTACATAATCGAGCGACGGATGGCGAGCGAGGAGCGAACGCACTTCACGACGAACCTCAAGAAGTCCGAAATCAAGGACAGGTACGGAATCCGCATAATAGACCGGATAACGGAGATGTGCAAGTCGGTCGAGTTCTCCGGCGGCTCGAACAGGGCCGTAAAGGCCAACAGGAAGGTCGTAGACCGGACGACGAGGTTCATCGCCGACATGGACGCGCGTAGGGCCGCCCAGGAGCGCGTCGAAGCCCGTACCCCCTCAACCATCCGTCCGGGGGCGGCGAACGCGCCAGAGGCACAGAATGGGGCCTCCACGGCGGCGCGGAGGCAATGACAGGATTTTCAAAAGGCGGAAAACCGCCAGAACGACAAAAAGCAAAGGAAGCACAAGACATGGAACCATACAAATACGCGGGCGAGGTCCACTTCGTCGGACAGACGCAGACCTTCGCCTCGGGATTCGCAAAGCGCACCCTCGTGTGCAAGACGCAATCCGAGAACGCACAATACCCGAACTACGCGATGTTCGAGTTCACGAAGGGCCGTGGCGACGGCTCGAAGGACAGGACGAAAGACCTTGACGGCGTGAATCCCGGCGACAAGGTGGAGGTTTCGTTCTATGTGGACGCGAACGAAAACAGAAACAAGGCGGGACAGTGGTTCGCGTCGCTCCGCGCCGTGAAGCTGGAGGTCAAGGAGCGGGCAGCGAGGGCCGCCGCCGTGCCGCCGCCCGCCGAGCCGGACGAAATCGCCGAATGCGGCGACATCGACGACATGCCATTCTGACGGAGGGACGGGAAATGCTCGAAAAGACTATTGATGTCATCGGTAGCGTCGTGGAGATCGACCAGACCATGACGGAAGAGACGCGGCGCGGATTCATGGAGATGGTGCGCGGCTTCAAGGACGGCAAGACAAAGGACGACAGCCCAGCCCCAGCCGTGTGCGTGGTCTACGCGGAGGCGGCGAAGCGCCTCGGATGCTCGAAGGACATGGTGCGCTACCTCCGCCGGAAGGGAAAGCTCGTCGGCGTGACCTACGGCGGCACCAACCACCACGGCGTCACCGAGGAGAGCCTAAACGCATTCATAAACAGGAACAGACGCGCAGGAGCCGTCGCCTGACGGTGGCGCGAAAACGGAGAACACGACGAAATGGGACATTGCAAGCACAAATACACGGATGCGGAGGCCCCCACCAACACGGGGTCTGCGACGCGTCCGGCGCGGTTCAACCTCCGGCTCACCTGCTCCGCGAGGGCGAGGCTCCACAAGGCCCTGTCCGCCGTCCGCGAGCTTACGGGCATGGACAAGTCGGCGTGCTACGCCGACGTAATCGAGGAGAAGGTGCTTCCCCTCCTCGAACACACGCTGTGGAACGCGAAGGAGGCCCCGCGAGGTACGAGGTGCTTCGTCCTCGACCTGTTCAAGCCCCTTGCTAAGGAGGATTACGTCCGCAACAGGTACCTCCGCCTAAAGGACAGGTTCGAGAGGCCCGTCCAGCCGGAGCTGGACATGGGGGTGGCGTCATGAAGCGCCCCCGCTCGTTCGACGAGCTTTCGTCGTGCATGGACGAGGTGCGCGGCGCGTTCGTCCGCGTGGCCGACGCGATGCAGGGGATGAACAAGATTCTGTCCCGCATTCCCGACGAGGGGCTTGGCCGCTCAAAGGCGTCGGTTTCGGCCGTCCGCAGCGCAAAGGCCGAGTTCGTCCGGCTCGCGAGGGCCGTTAATCCGGCCGTCGAAATCCTGCGCTCCCTCGCCAGCTTCGAATCGGACCTGACCGAGGCCATAGCCTGCCCCATGCCGAAGGTGGGGGACGACGAGCTGGACGCCGCCCTGCTCGACCCGTCGATATCCGACGAGGGGTTCGCAAGGGCCGTGGCGGAGGCGTCGAAGGCCGCAGACCCGACGAAGAGGCTCGCCGCCCACACCGCCGCCCTAAAGCGCGTCATGGAGGAGGTCAGGAGGCGACGCGCACGCGCCGAAATGCTCGACCAGCGCATAAAGGCCGACCCCGAATCGCAGGAGGCGGCCAACGCCAAAACCCTCAAGGGCCGCATATTGAAGTCCGTCGATGTCCTCCGCAAGCGGCGCGACATCCTCATCCAATGCTTCATGCGGACGCGCAAGAACATCCTCAAGAGGCTCGTCGCGGAAACCACGCGCCTCGACATGGCCCTTCCGGGCGGAGCAAAGGGGCTCGCAGTCCATTCGTGCGGCGCGAACGACATATCTAACTCGCTGCGCCTCCTCGACGAGATGGACGCGAAGCACAGAAAGTCCAGGTGGGACTGAAACGGAGATTGCAATGTCAGACAGCCAGATAGCAAAGCGCGGAAGCACGGCCCTCGCAACAGACATGGCCGAGCAGGTCGCGCTGTTCAAGAGGATGAACGTAAGCGAGGCGCTTGTGTTCACCCACGCCATAGTCCCCCGCGAGGGAGGCGGATGGCAGCTCGTGGAGCGCGACAGGCCGCTAGAGACGTTCGACACGGACGCAGCCGGAAGGACGACCGTCCTGCGCGAATGCTCCAAGACATATTCGGAGAGGATGGGCCTGTCGAGGAAGCGCGGCAGATACAACGACGCCGACAGGCTCCTCGGCAACGAATACGGAAGCGTGGAGGTCGGCGAGGTCAAGGCCTTCGCCACAATATAGGGGCGCAAGCCCCGAAGGGACAAACGAAAAGGAGAACACGGAATGGAACAGGAACAGGAAAGCGCGAACGAGAGGACGGTCGAAATCGCCGTGCCGAAACGCGAGGAAATCGTCGAGCACATCCGCATCGCATACAACCAGCGCCTCGCGGCGGAGATACGCATCGTCATGGAGCGGTTCAGCACGGTGCGCTCGTTCATCGAGGCGAGCCACGCCGACCTCCAGAAGGCCAACAGGCTCGCACGGCCGGACAGCACCCGCGACCTCGGGCCGAGGTTCTTCCTCGCCCACGCGGAATGCAACTCGTTCGTGCAGCAGAGGATGCTCGAGCAGAGGCGTGAAATAGAGCGCGAGGACAGGGAGTTCGTCGCGGCGGAGCTACAGAGGGAGCGCGAGAACCCGCGATTCACCCTCGCCCAGCTCCAGAGCATAGTTTCGTTCATGCAGCTGTGCTCGGTTTCCGAAATAGACCTCAAGGGGGCGGTCGAATACTTCCGCGTGATGAAGGTCGATGTCGCCTCTGCGGCGGGAGAGACGACAAGCCCCCCCTCGAAGCAAGTCGTCGTAGAGGGATTTTCGTCTTACGGCACCATCACGGGAGGCCCGACATCGTAAGGAGGACAACGAAGCAATGCCATCAAAGTGCGAAAGCATAACCCTGCCGGACGAGCGCCAAGCCGTCCGCATAACCCTGCCCATCGACCCGTCGACGCTATCGACAGCGCAGCAGAAGAAGGTGTCGTTCCGAACGCGCCGCATCTTCACCAACAAGCGCGTCGCATCCGGCATGAAGGCCGTCGAAATCCTCGCGAGGCCCTTCAAGGGCGCGGTGGAGTCCGTCGTCCCGCACGGGACGCCAGCGTTCCTATATGTCGCGTTCTACCACGCATACCCGAAGGGGACGCCCAGGAGAGAGCTTGTCCCTAACGCGCCCATGCCCTGCGGCGCGGACAACGACAACCGCATAAAGGCCCCGCAGGACGCGCTCGTCAAGGCCGGGTGGTTCGCCGACGACAGCCACATAACGACGACGCTGATAACGAAGCGCCGCACCCTCGACAGGCCCCGCATAGTCATTACGGTCGCACCCGACCTCTGACGCTCCGTCCAAAAAACCGAAAATCACCCCCTTGTTTTCCGGCTCGGTGTGTGGTATAATGTCCCCACACCCGAAAAATGGAGAACACACGACATATCCGGCGGGACGGGCGGGAGATACCGCCTCAATCCCGGCAAGCCGCCAAGGGGCGCGAGTTCCACAAGGACTGCCATTCATGCCCCAGGAACGGCAAGGGCGACCCCTTCTGCTGGCAGGTGTGCCAAGGCCCAGCCGACGATTCCAACAAGGGGCGCTCCGATGTCCGCCTCGGCGGGATTGAGTCGGAGGGCGAGTTCGTCCGCGACAACCTAGACGACGAATCGCGCCGCGAATCAGACAGCCGCGACGGCAATTTCGTGTTCTTCGACGAGGAGGCCGACAGGCCGTCGGCGGCCGTCACCGCCACCCTCACCGAGGAAACGGAGCGGAACATGGTGATTGTCATATCGTCCCTGTTCGCCCTGCCCGACATCCAGCTCTGCATCCTAAAGCACCTCCTGTTCGGCGAGGACTACGCCACGATTGGCCGCACCCTCCCGAAGCCGATATCGAAGGAAGCCGTGCAGAAGCACCTCGTGCAGATGAAGGGCAAGTGCAAGTTCTTCGCCAGCATAATGCGGCAGATGCAGCTCAAGGGCGTTGGCGGAGCCAAGAGGCGTCAGGCGTACAATCTGGAGTTCGACCTGTAATGCGATTCCGGCACAGTCGAGAGCGCGGGATTTCCGGCGCATATGGTGTGGGGCTTTTCGTGGGGACACCCGCAATGGTTGACGGTTGCGGCAATGGAAATTACCCCGCGCCCACGCGCGAGGACGCACATTCTACACCATCCTCGTTCGATTTGTCAAGATAAAATTAGGAAAACGAAGGAAAACCGCTAGATGGCAAACGAACAGAACCTAGTCCCGCACACCATCAGAACCGCGAGCGAGGCGCGAGAAAAAGGCCGGAACGGCGGCATCAAGTCGGGCGCGACGAGGAAATTGCGCAAGACAATGCGCGAATCCTTAATTTCCATCCTGTCTAAGCCCATAAAAAAGGGCCGGATGAAGGAGGATGTCGACTGCCTCAAGGACTTCGAGAACGCGAATGTGGATGTGCAGACGCGCATCCTCGCCGGAATAATTGCCAAGGCGGCGAAGGGAAATGTCCGCGCCGCCGAGTTCGTACGGGACACCATCGGCGAGAAGCCGACCGAGACATTTGAGGACAAGACGCCGCGCTCGCCCTTCGTCCTAGGGACAATCGCCCTCGAAAAGGTCGAAAAGGCAAAGGCGGAGCATGAGGCCCGCCAGCGCGAGAACAACAACCCCAACACCTGACACACCCACAAGAAAGGCAAGACCGCAAAATGAAGAACATCGACAGGCTAGAAATCAAATACGTCGCAATAGACGACATCATCCCCTACGATAAGAACCCCCGCAAGAACGACAAGGCCGTGCCTTTCGTCAAGGAGTCCATCTCGCAGTTCGGCTTCAAGGTGCCGCTCGTCATAGACGAGAACAATGTAATCGTGTGCGGACACACGCGCCTCAAGGCGGCGAAGGAGCTGGGCCTTGAGGAGCTGCCGTGCGTCTACGCGAGCGACCTCACGCCGGAGCAGATTCGCGCATTCCGCCTCGCCGACAACAAGGTCGCCGAAAAGGCGGAGTGGGACTTGGGGATGCTCGGCAGCGAGCTTCTGGCCCTTCCAGACTTCGACTTCGAATCGCTCGGATTCGACCCCTCCGACTTCAAGGTCGACAAGGGCAGCAATGTCGAAACAAAGTCCCTGTCCGACCGCTTCCTCGTCCCGCCCCTCTCGATACTTGATTCGCGGCAGGGATACTGGCGCGACCGCAAGGCCAAGTGGAACTCGGCCCTCGACAGCACGAAGGGGCGCGGCCCGAACCTCCTCGGGCAGGACATCAAGAACATCTACGGCGGAACGCCAGCCGCCCCCGCCACATCGGAGTTCGACCCGGTTCTGGCGGAAATAGCGCTCCTTTGGTTCAACATCGAGGGCGGAACCGTCCTCGACCCGTTCTGCGGCGGCTCCGTTCGCGGCGTAATGTCCGCCCGCCTCGGCCACAAATACACGGGCTTCGACATCCGGCAGGAGCAGGTGGACGAAAACTACAAGCAGCTCGCCCCGTCCCACAAGGACATGGTGCGCTGGATTTGCGACGATTCCACCAACCTCCTGAACCATGTCGGTGACGAGAAGTTCGACATGGTTTTCTCCTGCCCGCCCTACGCCGATCTCGAAGTCTACTCCGACAAGCCCGGCGACCTCTCCAACATGCCCTACGACAAGTTCGTCGAGGCGTATCGCAGAATCATCGCCAACGCCTGTGCGGCCCTCAAGGACGACAGGTTCGCCCTGTTCGTCGTCGGCGATGTCCGCGACAAGAAGACTGGCGCTTACCGCAACTTCATCGGCGCGACCAAGCAGGCGTTCATCGACGCCGGATTGCAGTTTGTGAACGACATCATCTACATCGAGCCCGTCGGGGGGTCGGCCATACGGGCAGCCGGGACATTCAACGCGGGGCGCAAGGTCGTCAAGACCCACCAGAACGTCCTCGTGTTCTACAAGGGCGACCTCCACAATGTCAAGGCCAACTTCCCGAAAATCACCGAGCCGAGAGATTTCGACAGCGTGTTCGGCGAAGAGGGAGGCGACGGCGAGTCCGAGCCGGAGGGCGACGAGGAATCGTGAGCCGACCCCTTCACAACCAACAACAAATCCGCAAAGGAAAAACGAGAAAGGAAACCACAAAAGCCATGACACAGACCAGCGAATACTGCGCCCTGGGGCACCCCGACAGGACTTGCGACTTCATCGCGTCCTATCTCCTCGACAGACACCTCGAAAAGGACCCGCGCTCGCGCGTCGCCCTCGAAGTCCAGCTCAAGGGGAAGTTTTGCACAATATCCGGCGAGATAACCACCCGGACGCAGTTCACGGAGGAGGAAATCGCCAACTTCGCCCGAAGGGCCGCGAACATGGTCGGCTACACCAAGGCGTACCAGTCCCGCTTCGGAGCGGAAAACTGCATCTGCGGCGACGAGCTGGAGGTGGTTTCGCACATTTCAAGGCAGTCGGGCGACATCGCAATCGGCGTGGACGCGGACGGCTGGGGCGACCAGGGCATATTCTGGGGCATGGCGACGGGCGGCGATGACACGCGCAACATGCCGCTCGACCACTACCTCGCCAAGATGCTCGGGCGCGAGCTGTACGAAGCCTCGCTCCACAACAAGCTCCCGGTCGGCCTCGACATCAAGACGCAGATTTCCGTCACCGACGGCAAGGCCGACAAGGTTATCGTGGCCGTCCCGACCCCGCCCTCCGCAAGCGACCTCGCCCTCCGCCCGATTGAGGAGTGGGTGCGCTCGTGGCTCGTCCGGCACGGGTGCGGCGACGCCTCGCTCATCGTGAACGGCACGGGCCGCTATGTCACGCACGGCTCGATAGCCGACTGCGGAACGACGGGCCGGAAGCTCGCCGTCGACTTCTACGGCGGCAACTGCCGCATCGGCGGCGGATGCCCGTGGGGCAAGTGCCCGTCCAAGGCGGATGTGACGCTCAACATCTACGCCCGCGAAATCGCCCTCAAGAAGCTCCGCCAGCACAACGCCGGGACGGTCTATTGCGCCATATCGTGCTGCATTGGCCGCCGCGACATCGACATCATCTGCCTCGACGAGAGGCACGAGGAAATCGAACGCGCATCGGAGAGCCGCCCCGCGCACGAAATCATCGCCGACCTCGGCCTCCGCGCCCCCGTATGGGCGTTCAAGTGCGCCAACGGACTCTTCTCTATGCCGACCGCCGAAACACCCGACACGACGGAGAAGTAGAAAGGTGCAATAATCTCAAGATGTCCCCTTGCGCCCGCCGACATTGTTTGCTAACATATGCGGCACGGTGTGGGGACATCTTTCCCCACGCCACAGGCAAAACCAAAAGGAGAACACGACAATGCACAGGAACGAAGAAAACCTTACAGACGAGGAGCGGATGCAGCGCTTCCTCAACCGCAAGACGACGCTGGGACAGGCGATATGCGAGGGCCTTTTCCTCGTCGCCGTGTTCGCGCTCATGATTCTGGCTTGCGCCGCATTCGACTGAACCCGCCGCACAGGAGGACAACCGAATGACGGGTCTAATCGAGTGGCTTCGCGCGTGGTGCCAGCCCGCGCCGGAGGGCAAGGGCCGCGTAGTAGTCCGCATCTACGAAAACGGACACCTGGTATATCGCGGCCAGCGCGACTGGCACATCCGCGACGAGGCGTCGCCATACGCCGCCGCAAACGACATCGTGTCGAGGCAGTTCGGAATCGTCCGCCGCCTCGCCAAGCGGAGCAGGACATGAAGGCGGGAGGCGGCAGCACGAAGAAGCGCGGCTTCTACGAGCCGCAGCTTTTCCACGACCACTTCCAGAACTTCAAGTCCTACAACATCCCACGGGCGCAGCTGGTGATTGCGGATGTGCCGTACAACCTCGGCAAGAACGCATACGCCAGCAACCCCGCGTGGTACAAGGACGGCGACAACAGGAACGGCGAAAGCGAACTGGCCGGAAAGATGTTCTTCGAAAGCGACGGCGACTTCTCCCCGGCGCACTTCATGATATTCTGCGAGCGGCTTCTTCGCAAGGAGTCCAAGGATGAGAAAGGCGAGGCGATAGGCGCGAGCGGCAAGAGGAAGTCGACCGCGCCCTGCATCATCCTGTTCGTGCCGTTCGAGGAGATGCACCGCTACATCGAGCTTGCGCAGAGTTTCGGCTTCAAGCACTACATTCCGCTCGTGTTCCGCAAGCCGTTCTCGGCGCAAGTCCTCAAGGCCAACATGAAGGTCGTCGGCAACTGCGAATACGGATTGATTCTATACCGAGACAGGCTCCCAAAGTTCAACAACCACGGCAAGATGGTGTTCAACTGCTTCGACTGGCAGCAGGACGGCAGGGACATCCCGAAAATCCACCCGACGCAGAAGCCCGTCCGGCTGTTGAAGCGGCTTATAGAGCTTTTCACAGACAGGGGCGATGTCGTGATAGACCCGTGCGCTGGCTCCGGCACTACTCTCCGAGCAGCCGCAGAATTGGGGCGGCGCGGCTTCGGCTTTGAAATAAAGCGCGATTTCTACGAAAAGGCGAAGGATATGCTTGGCGTGTTCCAGCCGACATTCGACCTCGAATCTGAACAGGAGGAGGCGGACTATGGGCGGCAATGACGGCAACGAGGCCAAGCACGAGCCGTGCGAGCGCCGCCGCCGAGAGACGCGCGACGGCGTGACAATGGACTGGTGCTACGCCATAGGATGCGAACGGCCCGGCGACATGCCGTGCGAATACTGCCGCGACCGCGAGAAAGGCCGGAAATGATGAAGCGCAGGCTTGTCATAGACGAGGATTACTTGCGCGAGGCAGAGTCGATCTCGGAAATCCTGCGCAAGGAATGGCACAAGAAGCTGGTCGTCCTCGCAAGCGAGGCCGTCGCGAACATGGAGCGCGTCGTCCACGAGTGGATTTCAAGACACCCGACGCTGACGACGCGACCGACCGACCTCATCATGGACGGCGACGACTTCGTAATCGCATACAACAATTTCACCGACAAATACGAGCGGCTGTCGATAGCGGAGGCGTTCATACCGTTTCCGGTAGGGCTTCCGGTCGGGATTGTCGGCTCGGCCCTGGGATGGCCGGAGCAATGAAAAACCAAAAGGAAAAACAAAACACGAAAAGGAAACAGGCAAAATGAAATACCCCAAGAACACTCGGCAGGGCATGGCCCGCCGGAAGAACAACATAGCGCAGTTCAATCCGCACAACGGAGAACAGCATACGGCGAAGTTCATCGCCGCCGAACGCAAGCTGGGCTTCCGCCGCCGTCGCGGATAAAGGGAGGGCGAGGAATGGACTCCAGGACTGGAAAGGTTTATGCGCCGGACGGCCGCGAACTTACGCGGGATGAGATTGCGAGGCTGAACGAGAAGCCGATTGTTGTTTCCGGCGACAACTGCACGGATTATTGCGCCCTCGCATTCAAGCGCAACTGCTTCACGGTAGACAAGAAATTCCGTGGCAAATGCACTCGATTCAAGCCGCAATTCCTTGTCGGGCATAAACCGAAGAACTATTGCTGACATCGACAGCCCATAAGGAAACAATCAATGGAAAAACTGGACGAATATCTATCGCACATCCCCGTCAGCGCTGACGAGCTTCGTGCGCTCGGCTTCTTCGACGCCCCCGCGTCGAAAGACCACCACCTCGCCATCAAAGGCGGGCTGGCCCAGCACTCCGTAAATGTGACGACATGGCTTCTCGCCCTCACAAAGACAATGGGAGTGAACTGGCCCCGATGCCAATCTCCATTCATAGTGGGGATGCTCCACGATGTCGTCAAGTGCAAATGCTACGACTTCGCGGAACAGCCCAGCCGCGCCAATTTTGGATATGAAACCGTCATAGTCCGCAAGCAGCCTGCATATCCCGGACACGGCGTTGCATCGGCTCTCATCATCGCCGCCGAGATTGGCCTTACGCTCCTTCCGGCGGAACAGGCCGCCATCGTCGGCCACATGGGCGCGTTCGGCCTTGGCGAACGGGAACTCAAGGAATACGACGCGATGCTCAAGCTATACCCGCGTGAGATTATCGCAACGCACACGGCGGATATGCTTGCGTCCCATGTCGATGAGGTCGCCGCTGGCAATGCCGAAGCGCCGAAGAAAAAGGAGGACGAAATATGAACTTGCAAGGGCACAGGGAATTGACGCAAGCCTGCAACATCATGAACACGGCCATAGAGCACATCGAGCGGGCGAGCAGCCTCCATTCCGATTACGCGCCGTTATTGAAATCCGCCAGGGCATTGCGTAATCGCATGCAGTCAAAATGGGAGGCTGGAGTGAAAAAGGGACGCAGGGAGGGATGGTTCAAATGAGAATCTACATAGCCGGACCGATGCACGGAATGCCCGGATTCAACGAGACGGCATTCCTCGACGCGCAGGTCGCGCTGTCGGAAAAGGGCCACGATGTGGAGAATCCGTTTGTGATTGGCGCAAAGTTCGCCAATCAAACGGAAATCGACAAGTCGTTTGCGGCCTTGCGCGAATGGGAGGAGGTTTGTCCGATGGCGGACAAGCGGTATGGCGAAGCCAAGCGCAACTTCAAGGATTGCGCACTCGCATTCCGCGTCCGCGACTACGAACTTGCGACCGTCCGCAGCTGCGACGCAATCTATCTTCTGAAAGGCTGGCGGAAGTCGGTCGGCGCGAAGAGCGAGCTTTTAGAGGCCCTTAGGAACGGCCTCGAGGTGTTCATCGAGGGCGAGGGCGAAATCCCCGCCGCGTAAAAAACAACAGGAGGCAATGCAAAATGAGCGAAAAGGAACAGGGAAACGCGCCCGACACACACGGCGCACAGGGCAAGGGATGGTACGGCTTCGACCTCGACGGGACGCTTGCCGTCTACGACCATTGGCGCGGCTTGAACCACATCGGCGAGCCGATAAAGCCGATGTGCGACCTAATCAAGAAGATGAACGGCGAGGGCAAGACCGTGAAAATCGTCACGGCCCGCGTCGCTCCGCGACAGCTTGAGGACGGAACGACTGGCGAGCAGTTCATCATCGGGGCGGACGGCGAGCGCAAATACGCGACGGGCTTCATAAAGGCCTGGTGCCAGCGCAACCTAGGCTTCATGCCGGAAATCGTCTACACCAAGGACAGCCTCATGCTTGAGCTCTACGACGACCGCGTGAAACAGGTCGTCCCGAACGAGGGCTTGCTTGTCGAAGATATGCTCGCAAGCACGGTGGCCGTCGCCGACAGGCTCGTGAATGCGAACGACCGCCTCGCGCTACAGGTCGAGCGCAAGCATTCCGGCGTCATGATCGGATTCATGCTTGCGCTCCTAATCCAGCTTCTTGCGTTCGCCGCAGGGGAAGTATACGACCGCTTCTTCGCCAAGAAGTCGACCCGCGAGCAGAAGATTGAGGCCCTTCACAGGGCCATATACGATTTCCAGTCGGAAGATTGGAACTAAGGAAACAACAACCACAAAACCCGAAACAAGGAGAACAAGCCATGAAGAAGTGCGCAGCAAAGAAGCCCGTCACGAACGTAAAGAAGCCGTCCAAGGCGGCCGTGACGAACGGCAAGGCCAAGGCCGCCAAGAAGCCAGCGGCCACGAAGGGCGCGGCGAAGGCCAAGAAGTAAGAAATTCGAACGCGCAAGCGGCGCGGGTGGTTCGGCGCAAGTGAAAAGGTGTCGCGCCACCCGCGTTGTTTTGACGCTTACGGCCATCATCGGAACAGATGAAACCACTAGAGCAGCTTATCGCACCCGTCTACTACGAGCCGTGGAACGACATGGTGACGGGCAAGACGACGGAGGCTTGGTTTCCGGGTGGCCGATACAGCGCGAAGTCCAGCTTCGCGGCGACATATACGGGCGGCCGCACTACGTCAGCCGGAAACGAGGACTGCCACGCCGTCGTTTTCCGCAAGCACCATGTCGACCTCAAGGGGTCGGTTCTGAACGAGCTGAAAATCGCCCTCGGCGAAGACCGCCTCGCCGCCGACTACCTGTTCGACACGCGGGGCGACCCGCTCCGCCTCGTGCGCAAGGACACGGGCCAGACCATAACATTCCTCGGCCTCGACGACCCTCGCAAGCACAAGTCCAAGAAGCCCGCGTTCGGCTACACGGGCCTCGTGTGGTTCGAGGAGTCGGACGAATTCTCAAGCTGGGACGAAATCGAGAATGTCATAATCTCGATGCAGCGAAGCGACCGCCCCTTCACGACGATAATCACCTACAACCCGCCCAAGTCCACGGCCAACTGGATAAACTCCGAGGCGTGCAAGCCGTTTCCGGGACGCAAGGTCTACCGCACCGACTACCGCGACATAATCGAGATGGGCTGGCTTCCGCCGTCGGTGCTGACGCGCATCGAGCACATGCGCAAGACCAACTTCGAGCTTTACCGCCATGTGTTCCTCGGCGAGGCCACCGGAACGGGCGGCGAGATATTCGCCAACCTCAAGGCCGAGCGGATTACCGACGAGCAGATAGCGTCGTGGCGAGACAAGCGATACGGCCTCGACTTCGGCATCGTGAACGACCCGACAGTCCTCACGGGGACATACTACGACCACGACCGCGACATCCTCTACTATTTCGACGAGGGCGTCCTTCACCACCCCTACTACGATTCCGTCTACGAGATGATTTGCCGCAAGGGCCTCAAGGACACGCCGATAATCGCCGACACGGCCCCCGCCGGATGGTATCAGAACATAAACCACCTCGGCGCGAACCTCAAGCCCTGCTACAAGGCCCCCGACTGGCCGGAGGTAGGCGTGAACTGGATGCGCTCGCGCACCAAGCTCGTATGCGACCCGGAGCGCTGCCCCTTCTGCTGGAACGAGCTGTCCCACTACGAATCCGACACCTACAAGGACGGAGCCCCGAAGGAGCGGCTTCCCGACAGGGACAACCACGGCATAGACTCGGGCCGCATGTCGCAGGAGGACAACATCAAGGCGTCCGCCCGCAAGCGCATAATCGCGATGCCCGTCGGCATTAGGAGGAGGTTCGGTTGACGCAGCCGCCATTTATTAGGAAGCACACAATGCGCATAGCCCCGAACATATGACAGAACAACAGAAACCATCGTCCGCGCCACAGAATCCGCAGACGCCGGGATTCTTGCGCTCGTTCGCCGCAAAGATAGCGGGCCGTCTGCAAAAGACGGAACAGTCGCTCATGCTCGAGGCGATGAACCCGCTGTGGCAGATTGACGCCAAGCGGGCGCAGACAATCTACGATTGGGCGCGGCGCGGAAACTTCTCGCAGCTCCAGTTCCTCTACAACGAAATCGAGAACTGCGACGCCACATTCCTTACCTGCGTCACGCGCCGATGCTCCGCAATCGCCGAACTCGACTGGCGCATAGTCCGCTCCAACGAACGGCTGAACAGGAACGCCGACAAGGGGCTCGTCAAGGAGCAGATAGAATTCCTCGAAGAGGCCGTAGCCAAAATCGACAACCTCCCCGAGGCGTTCGAGCACCTCGCGCTTTCCGCGTTCCGTGGATTCTCCGTCCTCAACACCTACTTCGGCACGGACGGAATGCCAAACCATCTCGAATGCCTCGACCATTGGAACCTGTGCTACGACAGGAGCGAGCGCAAATGGCTGTGGAACCCTGACGCATCCTCCTACGCCGAGCCGTCCGCATCGGACGGGAAGATGACCGTCCTTCCGCCGGACGATACGATTGTCGTCGCACGCAAGAGGCAGATTGACTGGCCCGCCCTCATGATATTCCTCCGCGCGTCCGTCGGCGAGCGCGACTGGAGCCGTTTCCTTGAAACATACGGCCTCCCGCCCGTCATAATCACCATGCCGGAGCTGACATCTGAAAAAGAGGTCAAAGACTACCTACAGGCTGCGGAGAATGTGTTTGAGGGCCGCTCCGGCGTTATTCCATTCGGCTCGGAGGTGGATTATGCCTCCGAATCACGCGGCACGAATCCGTTTACGGAATTCATCGAGCATCAGATGAAGCTGTTTGTGCTTCTTTCGACTGGCGGAACGCTCACATCCCTTGCGGAATCGGGAAGCGGAACGCTCGCCGGAAACGCGCAGATGGAGGTGTGGAAGCAGATTGTCCGCGCCGACACCCGCCTCCTGTCAAATGTGTTCCACAAGCAGCTTTGCGAACAGCTCATCAAGGACTGCAAGGACTTCAAGGGCAAGCCAGTCCTCGCGGAATTCCAGCTCGACACATCCGCGAAGCTCACGCCCGACGAGGTGGCGGAGCTTGCGGGCAAGTTCTCGAACGCCGGATACGAGATGGACGAAAACGAATTGTCGCAGCTCTCCGGCTTCACGATTCGCAAGAAAAAGGAGCCGGACGGGGGCGGTTTCGGGCTGAACGGCAATCCCGGACGCGGCATCGTCGTCCCCGACCCCTCGAAAACGCCGCCTACGCCAACGCAGAAAGCGCCGGAGGCCGCCGGAGGGGCAACCATACCCCCCGTGGCCTCAAACGCCGCAGAGGGCGTTTCTGGCGCGTCTGGCGCGGCGAGCGAACTTGCCGCGTCGTTGCAGGACGACTTCAAGGCCGTGGCCGACAGGCTGAACGCCATCCTCGCCATGCCGGAGGAGGAGCGGGCCGAGGCCGCAACTAAGCTCCGCCTTGAGCTTGATTCCCTCATTCCAGACGACCCCGCTATGGCGGAGGTCATCGCCGAGCAGATGAACGAGGCTTTCGGCGAGCAGATTGCAAAGCAGCCCACGGGCGCAGCGCCCGCTCCCAATGCCGTCGTGGCGAACGGCCACAATCCGCCCTGCAAGGTGTGCGGCTACGAGACGCGCAAAGACGGCGGATGCACGCATTGCGAAACCCACGGGGTCAGCAAGACCGCCGACAAGGACGGGCACTCGCCGGAGGAGCAGCACAGCATCGCGGAATACAAGGCTTCGACGAACAAGAATGTCGTGGATTTCGTGGAGAGGATGCAGAAGGCCGACGACGAAACGCGCAACAAGTCCAGCATCGAGATATGCAAGGCCCCGCAAGCGCTCGCCAAGGAGGTCAAGGACAAGCTCGGAGTAGATGTCGCCGGATGGAAGATTGAGCTTCAGGGCAACCATGTCCGCCACATCGACAAGCGGCACGGCGAAAACGGCGAGGCCGACACGACGATGGCGGACGCAAGCCACCTCGGGCGGCTCGGATATGTCATGCACCACTTCGACAGCGTGAACATCCTAAAGGACGCGAACGGCAAGCAGGTGTTCTCGAAGGAATACAAGGGCGGCGACAACAAGCCGTCGCCCGTAATTGAAATCCGCAAGCGCATCAACGGACACCTTTCCGTCCAGGAGGCGGTTCCCGACACGAAAAGCAAGACGCTGAAAATCGTGTCCGCCTACATCATAAAAGGCCAACCGAGGAGCGAGTGATGTGCTATCAATCCCCTTGCGGAGCCCCAGCTTACGCCCTAGACGGTGCATCGACTCTTCCTCGGTCGGTGCATAGTTTAGCAAATCAAACCCGCACCCGCAAGGGGCTAACTTAAAGAAAATGAAAGGCAAGCACTTATGACAAGCAAAAATCCGATAGTGCAGAAGGCGCTGAACGCCACGACGAAAACCTACGACCCCAACAGGAGGCCGTCTGTCCTCGTCGGGGAAATCAACCGCAAGTGCCCCAAGCTGTCCGCCAAGGTGGACGCGTGGTTCGTGTGGGTCGAGTTCCGCGACAAGAAAGGCGTCAAGGGCCGCTTGCCAGACGCCATAATGGCAGAGCCGGGATTCCCCCGCGACAAGCTAGAAGTCGCAGATGTGCGAGCCGACGGCGTTCTGTTCACCGTCAAGGGCAACCCCTATGTGAACGCCAAGTTCGCCGTGACGACAAAATCGGGCCGCTCCGTAGTGATTGAAGCCCCAAACTACAAGGCCGCCGAGAAGGAGGCCCATCGCCGCTTCGGCTCGGGGTGCATCGTAGACCTCATTGGCAATGCGCAGGCTAAGGTGGCGGACCCGCTTGCCCGGAGCGCTGCCACGGCAAACGACAAGTGGATTGACGACTTCCATGTAATCGTCACGGCCGAGAAGCCCGACCCGGCCCTCGTCGAAGCCCTCAAGAAGAAAGCTGCCGCCTGGAAGGTGTGCAAGCGCAACCTATCAGACATGGATGCGGACGCAGCCCACGAAAAGGCAAAGCACGATGTGGCGACTGTTGCCAAGCGCCTCGGCGCGAAGCTAGAGCAGTTGGGCGCGGTTCTTCGCGTGGTAATGCCTAACGCCGTGGCCGCGAATTTCAACTACAAGAACAAGTATCAATGGTTCGTTGTCACGCCCTCGATGTCCGGCGCTTGCATCCTCGCCGGAAATGAATACCGCGAGGACGCGCAGGAGGTGTTCAAGGAAATCAAGGACGAGGAAGGCATATCGTGCAAGGTCGTCGCACGCCGCACTCTTGAACGCGCCGGAATCGACCCGAATGTATCTGAATCGTGGGCCAAGGGCATCCGCAAGGCTGTCGCCAACGCCAAGTTCAAAGAGGGGCAGAGGGTTGTTGAAATACCCTCAAAGTTTGGCTCGATGGGGACGGGGACGATTGAATGGCTCGAGGATGATCCAAAAGAACCCCAGCGGGCGAGAGTAAGATTCGACAAGGGCGGTACATGGGTTATGGACATACGACACCTTCGGGCCGCAAATGCCAACGCCTCCACCGCAAACGACACGTCCAAAGCGAAAAACTCAACAAGGAACTACGAAATGAAAAGCACAAACCCAATCGTCCAAAAGGCCCTGAACGCCACGGTCGCCAAGAACGCCAACGAGCCGTTGATTCGCTACATCAAGTCCAACATCCAGACGAAGTTCCCTCAAGGCTCGCTTGAGGGCTACACGGATGGCGTGACCAGCCTCATCGAGCGTGGCAACGGCAAAATCACAATCCTCGCCGACCGCAAGGCGCGTCCCGCGCTCGACCAGCTCAAGGCAAAGTTCGAGCCGGACTACATTTTCGCCTTCGTGGATTACGGCAGAGGCAAGACGGGCTTCACGATGACGCCACGCGCCCACACGCAGCGCGGCGAATTCAAGGTTGCGAACGCAGTCGTCACGAACGCGATGACCAAAAAGCAGTTCGGCAATGTGACCGCCTATACATTCGGAGACGGTCTGTATTCCGGTCTTAATGTCAGTTTTGGACCAAGAATTGAGGGGGAAACTCCAAAGGAAGTCATTGCCAAGGCGAAACCTTTTCTCGCTGAATTTGAAAAGGCCGTGGCCGGACTCAAGAACGCAATCGCTTGGATGTCCGCGCTGTAGCGACGAACGCGAAATCTTCGCACCCGCCGTCCGCAAGGGAAAAGCCAACCTCCTTGCGGGCGGTTTCTTTTTCGCCCCTAGCAGTTCCGCTCCGGCCCATTTTCGTGACCCCGCGAAAATGAAGAGCGAGATAGGTTGACGGCTTCGGCAACATATAGCAAAGGCACACACCAACCATGACGACGAAGAAGGTCATAACAAACGCGGTCGCATTCGACCTACCTGCGGAGAAGAGCGCAGAGGTAGGCAAGCCCCTCGTCATACAGCTCGCCCCCGTCGGCGAATATCCGCAATGGGTCGAGGACGAAACCGCACAGGACGGCAAGCGCGTCATATCCAAGGTCGTGGACGGCCAGACGGTTGAGGAGGAGGTCGAGGACCCGACGGCCCGCGACGGACGCCGCGAGGTCGTCCAGAAGGTGGACGAGAAAGCCATAGACGCGCTCATCGCCAAATTCGACCCCAACAGGAAAGTCCTCGTGGACGCAGACCACTCCTCCGAGCTTTCCACGGACACGAGGGCGATGGCATGGGTCGCCCGCCTATTCAAGGACGAGGCCAAGGGCCTCATGGCAGAAATAGAGCCGACCTCCCTCGGCGCGGAAACAATCAACGGCAAGGTCTACAGATTCGTTTCAGCCGCGTGGACGCTCGACGACGACAACCGCCCAGAGGAGCTGGTTTCCGTCGGCCTCACGAACCGCCCCAATTTACCTGTCGCTCCGATGCTCAACAGCCAAGCGGGAAATAAGACACAGCCGGGAGCCACCGCCGCAAACGCGGATGGCGTGACGGCAAAGGTGCCAAGCGCAACCGCGAACGCCGAAGAGAACAAAGGCACGGCAGCAACGCCGACTCCGAAACAGGAGCCGGAAATCACAACCCACAAACCAAAAAAGGAAACACACGACATGGATATTCGTGCAAAACTCGGACTCCCCGCCGACGCGAAGGATGAAGATGTTGAGCAGGCTTTCGATGCCCTCGTCGCGAAGTGTGGCGTTGTCGAACAGGTGCAGAACGCGCTTGGCATCGACACGAAGAGCACTCCCGAAGAGACTGTCGAGGCCGTGAACAGGCTCGTCCAGAACTGCGGCGACCTCCAGACCGCAAACGCTGACCTCCAGGGCAAGGCCGACGAGCTGGAAACCCTCAAGGCCGAAAAGCTCGACAACGAGGCAAACACCTTCGTCACGCAGAACGAGGATGTCATCCCGGAAGAGGCCAAGGAAACCCTCAAGGAGGAGTTCAAGGCCAACCCCGAGGCCGCGCAGAAGACCGTCGCCAACTTCCGCCTCGTCGCGAAGAAGGCCGTCGCCAACG